GGTTCACCTAAACGTAGAGAAAAACCTGCCGAAAAAGCAAAAAGACTTGCATTAGCAAAAAAGAACAAAGATTTAAGAGATAAGTTTGAAACATTAAAAGTAGTAAATCCTGAAACAGGAAAAGAAATATCTGTAAAAACAGCTTTTGGATATCCAATGACACATCCTGCTAGAAAAGCAGCTATGACATTGGCAACTAAAAGTGGACTTAAAGGATATACAACTGATATGGATGACTTTTATAAAGATAGAAAGAAAGAATATGATAAATTAAAAGCAGATTATTCAAAAAATAAAGATGCAAAGGGATTAAAAGGAGTATTAAATAAAATAAACATTTTTGATAAACCTAAAAATCCAGATGATGATAACTATTGGAAAGATATGCAAAAACAATTCAAATACTTAAATAAAGATTAATAAAATATAATGAGATTAGTAAACCTTATTCCATTAAAGGAAATGTATAACCCAGCCGATGCTTTTAATAAGAAAGTGAGTAGAATGACAGATAACAACGACCATTCATCTGCGGCAGTTGAATTGGCAATTTATATGGATAATAAAGATGCAGTTCGTAAGTTACAACAAATTAAAAAGCAGCACGACAAAGACGGAAGTATTTCTCCAGAAGCTGCAAAGAAAAGAGATAAGATGGTTGATGATTTATTAAAACAAGCCAAAAAGACTTTAACAAATAAAGATTATCAACTAATAAGTGATTCATTTTAATAAAAGATAAAAGATGTCAATAAATTTCCAAGAAATCCTTAAAGAATTAGAATATCGTGTAGAACATGGTATTATTGATTTGACAAAAGAGGAACAAGTTACAAAATTAACACAAATCTTAAAAGAGAATGGTGTGTCTGATGCCAATGAAATGGCACAAAGAGCAAGAGTTTATTTCAGTTATATAAACGAAGCTCCTAAAAAACAACCATTAGAAAAAGTATTAGCTCAAAAGTTTGTAAACCCAGAAACGGATAGAGAGGTAACCGTTGCTTCTGCATTGGGATATGAAAAAAAATCTAAAGCATATGGTATTGCACAGGGTATGATGCGTACTGCGGGATATTCAAACAAAGATATTGATATGGTTGATACGGCACCTGGAGACGAAGAAGTTCCAGTTGCAAAACCAAATGCATTCGGTAAAGAAAAAGGTGCCAAATTGGGTGGTGGTGATTATGAGTTGGATATTGAAAAAGATAAAAATCAACAACCTAAAAAATCAAAACCAGTCCAACAATATAATTCAAATAAAGGACTTGAACAAATGTCACTTAGAGATGGCACATCTTTTGATGGTTATAGAAGTGGAAAATTAAAAGCACCAGGTACCGCAGCAGGAGCATTTCCAGAAGTAGCAGGTATGTTGGTGTCGGGATATTTGAGACAAAACCCAAATGCATCCGACGCAGAAATAGAAAAATATTTAAGTGAATGGGCTAAAAAGGGAAAAGTTACAAAAGCACCATCCGTAAGTGGTGGCGATAAAATGACTGCCGCAATACATACTGGTAGAGCAATTTATGAACATTCAAATAGAATTGCTAGTGAAGAAGGATATGACCCAAAAACAACAACCGTAGAAGGATATTGGGGTGCAGAAGATTCAAAAGTAAATGCAATAAGAAGAATTGATGAAATTGTTAAAAAAAATCCAAAAGCAACATTCAATGGAATGAGTGCAGATGAGTATAAAAATATTATTAAACAAAATGGTGCAGGAGAAAATCCAACCGATAGTATGGTTATGATTTGGGATGGTAAATCTAATAACATTTCATTTTTACACATTTCAAATAAAGTTGGTTCAAACAATATACAAGCAAACTCATCAGTTAAACAAACATTTAATAGAGCAATTAATATTGTAACTGAGTCGGATTTAAATCCGCAACAAAAAGAGGCTGCAAATGTTTCAATCAAAAAAAGACAAAATGGAGTAACTAAGTTACAAAAAGAACAAATTGAATATCAAATATCTTTTCTTTCAAAATTTTCGAAATTGACATCTTCACCAAAGATTCTTAAAGAAATGACAAAAGATATTTATGGTGAAACAATTAGACGTGGTGGTGATGTGGACAACTTATTTACCGATAGAGGTGGAATAGGTAAAGAATGTAAAAAATTACAAAAACCACATCCAGCATGTAAGTTGGTTGGTAAAAATGCAAAACCTGAAGTAAAAGTTAAGGCAATGTTTGAATTTTATAAACAATACCCAAATTTAGCACCAGCCGCTGTTAGAGAAATAATATCTAGAACTTCTACTTTACAAGATAATAATGGTAAACCAAAATATAAAGTAGGATATGATTCAAGTGTTATCAATGCATTATATGGTAAAATGAATGACCAAGTTGAAGGTATGAGACAGGATTTAAATAAAATTAAACCTGGATTTGGTGATAGAATGTTAGCTAAAGATTTTGCATCTAGATTACATCTTACAATTGCAGAAGGACATAATCCTGGTGGAATACCACATGATAAATTTATTTTAGTTATGGGTAATAACGAAGCCGATATTTGGTATGATAAAAACGAACAAGGATATGAAAAAGTAAATAATCAATATTATAAAATAAATGATGATGGTTCTCTTGATAAAAATCCAACAAAATTAAATCAAAGGGAAATTAATAGAGGTAATATCGCTACAATTGGTGACGATGAAAACTTTAGACATTGTTTGGGAGTTCCAAAAGGAAAGAGTATTGAAGAATTTACCAATGTTAAATACGGAAAAATTGACACAAAAACAGGTATTCAAAAAGCACATATATTTGATATTAACGGAAAAGAAATAGGTATTATGGTCATTAGAAGTAAACAAGGGCCTGGCGGTGATGCAAATGATACATTACAATTTTCAAAAGGCATGCAAAACTGTATGCAAAAACAAGAATACCTTAAAAAGAGAAATAAAAAATAATGAATACACAACTACTTTGCCTTTTTACAACAAAGGAGGAATTGGATAAGTCGGTTGATTTCATATTGACAAACTATACTCTAACCAACCCAAATGTTTTTATTTTAGAAAGTAAGATAAGACCAGAAGAGGCGTTTATTACTTTTAATGTCGAAAAGGGCTCTAATGCAATCCCTTCCGAATGGAAAACTATTTTAGTACATAGAAAGAAACAATCTAATTCAATATACACTATTAATGCACTTAATGAGGTAGTTAAGTCTAAAACGGGTGGTATGTTGGATAATTCATATATGATTGATTGGGAAGAATATAGAAATTGTATTTTAACCACATCAAATACAGGATACAAAAAAATACCTACAAAAGTATTTAAATCTTTTAATACTCAAAATTTGGAGAATTAAATTATTTTTCTTATATTTGATTTATGTCAATAAGAAAAAGATTTAAGCCAATAGAAATTCACGCTGACGAACCTTCGGACATTTTCGAACTTAATAGACGAGAACTTGCAAAAGCAATCGTAGAAGGTGTTGCATATGGTTTAAGAACTAAAAAGAAAAGAGTTGATTTTGCAAAAGTCTTAATCAAAGAAGTTATTGTTATTACACTATCAATTGATAGTAGAGAATTTACAGACCTTTTAGAAGAACAATTACAAATCCTTATTGATTTTGAGGAATACGAATCATGTGCAATGGTTGTTAAATTACAAAACAAATTAAATAAACAAAAAGTATAATATGGAAAATCAAAGTATTTACGAAACCTGTATTATGTGTGGTAAAGAAACTACAACATTAAAAACTACTCATGTCGATTTTAGATATGGTTATGTAGATGGAGCAGGACAATTATGTAGAGAATGTTATTTAGGTGAAACTAGAAATTTAATTACTGTAAATAGTAGAACAATTTTAGATACACCAAATGATGCAGAGTTAGGAGCAAAGGTTAGAGAATTATATTGGGAAAGTAAAAAATAATTATGGTAGCTAAGAAAAAAGAAGAAGCGGAATTTCACATTGGAGATGGAAAACATCTAACAATGAAACAAACGACAATTATTTCAATGAAAGACCAATTGAAATTAATGACGGGTGAAGGAAGGAGTATATCTTTGGATGTTGAAATAAAGGCAGACTTTGATAAAATACCACCACACTATCATCAGTTATTTATGCAGATGATGCAAGTAAGATATGGTGGAATAGTAAACATTTGGGATAACACACAACCATTTACAAAACCCAATATTGAAAAGAAAAAATGGTATCAAATCTGGAAATAAAAAATGAATAAAGCATCTGAAATATTTTTAAGTTGGAGACGAGCAGCAAACCCAACAAATGAACAAACTTTACTCGCGGGTAAAAGATATACTATTTGTCAAACTTGTCCATCTAGACAACCATCTGTTGTATTTACGGAAGTGTGTGGAGAGTGTGGATGTCCATTGGGTAAAAAGATATTTACACCGGTAATGGGAAGTTGTGATTTAAAAAAATGGAATAAAGTAGAAAATATATAAATAATATGGAAGTAAAAGAAATGGTAAATGGCCCTCAACACTATGGGGGAGTAGACAATCCATACGAAGTAATTAAAGTATGTGAAGCATGGGGATTAGACAAAGATGCGTACCTATTCAATGTAGTCAAATATGTTGCAAGAGCAGGTAAAAAAGACCCAAAAAAAGAACTGGAAGACCTCAAAAAGGCCATATTTTACCTAAATCGTAAGGTAGAAAACCTCCAAAAATAGATTTGGTAATATCAAAAAAAAGTCGTATATTAGTAATAATAAAACAAATAAATTCTAAAATTTAAAAACAAAACAACATGAATAAGTCACATTTATTGAAAGTTCTAAATGTTACGGAATTACCACCACAACTTAAAGATTGTATAATTCCATCACCACCTTTAAATCTTATTGCATTTTTATATAAAATTCTACACATTCCATCAGGAAGAATTTATATTGGTATGCATACGTGGGATGGTAAAGTATATTGGTTTTCTCAAAAAGAAACAAAAGATTTATCTATCCTTTGGGGAACTGAAAAAGATACATTTATCTATGAAATATTACAATACGGAACTACGGAACAAATGAAAGAAGCTGAAGCTCGTTTATTAGAGTTGGTAGATGCAACAAATCATCAAATGTATTTTAATGAAAATAATGGTATGATGGTAAAAAATAAAGATTTGGAAGCTGATTCTCTAATTGTAAAACAATTAATTAAAGATATAAATGACCTAAAATGGCCCATTACAAAAGTTACAAAGGCAGATATTGAAGATTTACATTTTAAACAATGTAGAGAAGAAGCCCTTAATAGAGACAAATTATTAGAAATAACAGAAAGAATACAAATTAATGGTGGGCAGACCAACAATTGTCAACCTTTAATTGTTCTGGAAGATAGAAATGGTAGTGATTTGGGTGTAAATGGATTTCATACTTTTAATGCATTTATGAATGCAAAAAACGCAACACAAATTGATGTTATTTATGTTCCAAAAAAATACCATAAAAATATTCCTGATAGTTTCTTAAATGAAATAGGAAATACTTTTAATAAAAAAGATACATTTGTATCAACAAAAATTTCTCAAAAAGACGCATTAAAAGAAATGTTGGATAAACATTATTCTGGTTATAAATTAAATGATGATTATGTTAGACAACAATGTATTTTAGAATATAATTTTACACCAAGAGAGGCTGGGTTAATAGTTTCAAAATTTAATAAACAAAAAAAGATTGATGTAAAAAACAAGCAAATGAATCAAACTTATGTTACACCAAGTCAATCTTCAAAAAATAAAGAAAAAGAAAAATATAAAAAATTATATCCAAATAAAACAATTACCGTTCAATCATCCGATACATATGGTTTGGATAGAGCTTTAAAACCTGCCAAAACACAAAATAGTAGAGATATATTAGTTATTGTTCATCATAAAAATTCCATTGACGAAGAAAAATGGAATAAAACGGAACACCAAGAATGGATTGATTTATTGGATTATACCAAGTCTGACATCAAAATTGAGTACAAATCAATATCAGGTTGGAGTACCGATATATTATCAAAATAGATTTGGTAATGTGGAAAAATAGTCGTATATTTATAGTAATAAAAGATGAAAAAGTTATATTTAGATATAGGAATATCGCGATATAAACCTCAACTTTAAAAACAAATTTTTAAACCCT